CATCGTAGCAAACGCAACTTGTGATTTCACAGCTTCAGGAACGGTAACACTAACTGAAAGAGTATTAACAACAGAAGAATTTCAAGTAAATTTACAACTTTGCAAATTAGACCTTGCACAATCTTGGCAGTCGGCAAGTATGGGTTATTCAGCGTTTAAGACGTTGCCTAAAACTTTTGCAGACTTTTTAATTGCACACGTAGCAGCTAAAGTAGCAGCTAAAATTGAAACTACAATTTGGAACGGAACTAACGCAACAGCAGGAGAATTTGCAGGATTTAAAACTTTGATGTTAGCAGACGGAGACGTTAATGACGTACAGAACCCATTGACAACAACTTTAGACGCAACAACAGTAATTGGCGAAATCGGTAGAACAGTAGATTTAATTCCTGCTTCACTTTATGGAAACGAAGGTTTGAGAATTTATGTATCTCAAAAAATTGCTAAATTATACGTTCGTGCTTTAGGTGGTTTTGGTGCTTCAGGTTTAGGAGCAAACGGAACAAACACGCAAGGAACACAATGGTACACAAACGGAAGTTTATCTTATGATGGCATTCCAATTTTTATGGCTAACGGACTTGGTGCAAACAATATGGTTGCAACAACTGTAGACAACCTTTATTTTGGCTGCGGACTGTTAAATGACAATTCACTTGTGAAAACTATTGATATGGCGGATATTGACGGTTCAAACAATGTAAGAGTTATTTTACGTTACAACGCGGGCATTCAATACGGTATTGGTTCAGACATAGTTCTTTACGGAGTATAACATTAAATAAAAAGCGTAGGCAACTGCGCTTTATTTTATTCACAATTAAAAACAAAAAACGAGATGGCTTGTGATTTAACACACGGACGTTTAGAAGTTTGTAAAGAGTTTGTAGGCGGTATCAAAGCTGTTTATTTTATTCCTTACGGAGTTTTAGGCGCTATAACTTACGGAACTACAGATGCTTCCGATAGGATTACAACTATTGCAGGAACTTTAAGTTTGTATAAATACGAATTAAAAGGCGCAAATAGTTTTGAGCAAACAATAACAAGTTCACGTGAAAACGGAACTACTTTTGCAGAACAAACTTTAACTTTTACAATAAAAGGTTTAGATGCACAAACTACAAAACAAATGAAATTACTTGCTTGGGGTCGTCCACACGTAGTTATTAAGACTAACGCTAACAATTTCTTTTTAGCAGGTTTAGAACACGGAATGGATGTAACTACAGGGCTTATTGCAAATGGTACTGCAATGGGTGATTTAAACGGTTATACTTTGACACTTGTAGGACAAGAAGCAATTCCTGCAAATCATTTACTTGTAACGGGTAATTTTGCAGATACAGATTTAGTAGGTGCAGGAAAAGTATTTACAGGCGGAACATTAGTTACTACTTAATACTTAAAAAATTATTTATAAAGCCGTTCGTAAGTTCGGCTTTTTTTTTGTCTTAAAAAAAGAACAAAAACACGAATATTTAATTATAACTATATGATAGTATTAACACCTTCAGGAAGTGCGCAAACGTTTTATTACGTTCCGCGAGTTTTAGGGCAAGGCGTAGACGAGCAACCTTTAACAATGGTTACAACAGACGAACAAACAAACACGCCTGTTTCAACTATTAATCATTTTTATTCAGTAGGCGATTATGTAAATTCAATACAACATACTTACGCTTTAATAGAAGGACATTTTTATACTTTAGAATTAAAAAATTCAAGTAACGAAATAATTTACAAGGATAGAATATTTTGCACCGCACAACCTTTAGTTACATTTTCGGTTAACAATAACCAGTATGTTTCTAATTCAACAACAAATGATTTTATAGTATATGAATAACTTACACGTTTTAAATTTGTCAGCTTACACGTCACCTGTAGTTTCGGAAACAAACCGAGAAAATTGGGTTGACTTTTTAACTGAAGACGGCGACCAATACTTTCAATTCTTAATTGAACGATACAGCAATTCAACAACGAATAACGCTATTATAAACAACGTAGCACGATTAATTTACGGAAAAGGTTTAAGTGCATTAGACGCTAACAAAAAGCCAAACGAGTACGCTCAAATGATGTCTTTATTTCACAAAGAAGACGTACGTAAAATGGTTCTGGACAGAAAAATGTTTGGACAATTTGCTATTCAAGTACACTACAACGACAAGCACGACAAAATATTAAAAGCTTATCATATTCCTGTTAATCTTTTAAGAGCTGAAAAATGCGACAAAGACGGACAAATAACAGGTTATTACTATTCGGACAATTGGGACGATACTAAAAAGTTTGCCCCGATTAGATTTAACGCTTTTGGTTATGGAAAAGAAAAAATAGAAATATTATTTTCTAAACCTTATTCAGTCGGAATGAAATATTACGCATATCCTGACTATCAAGGTGCAGTACCTTATACACTTTTAGAAGAAGAAATTGCCGACTATTTAATCAATGAAGTTCAAAACGGATTTAGCGGAACTAAAGTTGTCAATTTTAACAACGGAGTTCCAACAGACGAACAACAACAAATAATTTCAAACAAGGTACTTGACAAGTTAACAGGAAGTAGGGGACAAAAAGTTATAGTAGCATTTAACAACAACGCTGAAAGCAAAACAACAGTTGAAGATATACCTTTAAACGATGCTCCAGAACACTACACATATTTAAGCGAAGAATGTTTGCGCAAAATAATGTTAGGACACAACGTTACTTCACCTTTACTTTTTGGAGTTGCTTCAACAAACGGATTTTCAAGTAACGCAGAAGAACTAAAAAATTCAAGCATACTTTTTGACAATATGGTTATAAGACCATTCCAAGAAGAATTATTAGACGCTTTTGATAGTATTTTAGCTTACAACGGAGTTGCTTTAAAGTTATTCTTTAAGACTTTACAACCTTTAGAATTTACGGACTTGGAAAACACGCAAAACGCAGAACAAGTTGCAGAAGAAACAGGAACAGAATTAAGCGCACACACAAATCCTTTAATTGATTTAGGAGAATACCCGCAAGACAATTGGTTATTAATAGATGAAAAACAAGTTGACTACGACACAGACGACGAAGAAAACGAACTATTGAGTAAAGAGCCAAAACAAAGTTTATTAAGTAAGGTTGTTAACTTGGTTTCAACAGGTGACGCAAGACCAAACATAACAAGTAAACAAGACAAAACTATTGACGGAGTAAAGTTTGTTGTTCGTTATAAATACGAAGGCGAAGTAACGGACAATCCAAGAGAATTTTGTACACAAATGGTAAAAGCAAACAAGATTTACCGTAAAGAAGACATTTTAAATATGAGTACACAAATTGTTAACGCAGGTTGGGGGCCAAAAGGAACAGACTACTATTCAATTTGGTTGTATAAAGGCGGTGGAAATTGTCATCACCGTTGGAATAAACAAGTTTATGCAGTCTTTGAAGGAACAGGATTAAACATAACAGAATACACAAAGAAATTAGCACAAGCAAAAGCCGCTAAATTTGGTTATGTAATTACAAACCCAAGTTTAGTTGCACAACGTCCAATTGATATGCCTAACAAAGGTTTTTTACCTTCTAATAAAAAAGAGAATTAATGGCAGAAGCACTTTTAATAACACGACAAGACATAGTTAAATTTACTTCGTTAAACGGAAATGTAGATACGGACAATTTTATACAATACATCAAGATTGCACAAGATACAGACTTGCAAAATTTCACCGGTACGAAGCTTTTAAACAAGATAAAAGCAGACATATTAGCAAGTACGTTGTCGGGTAATTATTTAACGCTTACAACGACTTATTTAAAGCCAATGCTTATTCATTTAGCGATGAAGTATTATTTGCCGTTCGCAGCTTACACGATTTCAAACAAAGGAGTTTACAAACACAATTCCGAAAATTCAACGAGCGTAGAAAAAAGCGAAATAGACTTTTTAATTGAAAAGGAAACACAAATAGCACAACACTACACACAACGTTTTATTGACTACATAAGTAATAATAATAATTTGTTCCCAGAATACAACACGAATTCAAATAGCGATATGTTCCCAGACACAAACAATAATTACACAGGATGGTACATTTAAAAACATACAAACCAAAAGAAGTAAACATAGTTAAATTAAAAACTTATTTAAAAAAATTAGAAAATGGCAAATAGTAACGGTTGGGGTGACGGAGCAGCTAACAACACAATTGGTTGGGGACAAGGAGCAACTAACGCTATTGGTTGGGGTTCTGTTTACGCAGTAAGTTCAGCAGGACGTACAGATATTATTGGAGCAACAGCAACCGCGCCTGTTAATACGGTTGCGCCTGATGTAACAGGCTCAGACCCGTATATAGGAGCTTTACTTACAACTACGGACGGAACGTGGAGCGGTACACCAACAAGCTTTACTTACCAATGGAAACGTGGAGTTACTAATATAGGAACAAACGCAAACACTTACACAATAGTAACAGCAGACGCAGGTACAAATATAACTTGTGTAGTAACAGCAACAAACGCAACAGGTTCAACACCTGCAACATCAAATGTTTTGGGGACTTATCCTTTAGCTGCACCTACAATTATAGGTGTGCCAGAATTAATACCAGACGACCCTTTAGACCCATTCTTCTACGTAGGTGATACAATTCCAATTGGTGGTAATAATTGGGATAGCAATCCACCTAACCCTACTTTAACTTACCAATGGTTGCGTAATAATGGAAACATAACAGGCGAAACTAATAATACTTATTTAGTAGACGTTGCTGATATTGGGCAATTAATAAGCGTAAAATGTACAGCAACTAATTCTCAAGGAACAGCATTTGAAAAAAGTAACGCAGTAACAATTTTGTAATGAAAAGTAATTATTTAGCAAGTCTTTATTTTATAGCGGGTTTTTTAACTTCGTTTTTTATGATGTTTGAAGGACAAGCAAATTACATTGTTTTAGGCGGTGTGACATTATTTTTTTACTTAACTTTCAGTTTGACTGAAGCACTCGAAGATTTAGGATTATGAAATTACAACTTTATTTATTACTTTATTCAATTAAAAATTCAGCATTGAAATTACTTACTATTTGCTTTTCTTTTTTCTTACCTATTAGCGGAATACTTGGACTTTTATTTACGTTGATTTTAGCAGATACGGCAACGGGTATTTGGAAAGCAAAACATTTAAAGCAAGAAATTACATCCCGCAAACTTTCGGCAATTATTTCTAAATTGTTGCTTTACGAATTGTGTGTAATTCTATTTTTTTTAATAGATTATTTTATTCTTAACGATATAATTTTGGTTTTCTTTTCAGTTCCATTAATGTTGACAAAGGTGTTAGCGTTGGTACTTGCTTCAATAGAAATAATGTCTATCTCAGAAAATTGGCGTATCGTCAAAGGAGTAAATTTGTTCCAATCTGCGAAACTTCTTTTTACCCGTGCAATTGATATTAAAAACGATATAAATAAATTAAAATGAATTTAAGCGCACACGTTACACTTGCAGAGTTTGAAAATTCACCTACTGCAACAACACACGGAATAAATAATAAAATGAGTTTGTCACAAATTGAAAGCGCAAAACTTTTGTGTGAAAACGTGTTTGAACCTTTAAGAATTCACTTAAACACACCGATTAAAATTAGTTCGGGTTTTCGTTGCGTACAGCTTAATAGAATGATAAAAGGAAGTTCAACAAGCCAACATACAAAAGGCGAAGCAATGGACATTAAAATAAACGCAAAAGGGTTTCATTTTATAAAAGATAAATTAGAGTTCGACCAATTAATTTGGGAGTTCGGCAACGATGAGAATCCGTCTTGGGTTCACGTTAGTTATAAAAAAGGTAGAAACAGAAAACAAGTTTTAAAAGCATACAAGCAAAATGGCAAAACTAAATATTCTTCTTATTAGTCTTTTTCTTTATTCGTGTTCGGCACAATATCACCTGAACAAAGCAATAAAAAAAGGTTACAAGTGCGAAAACACGAGCGACACAATTCGTATTACTACTTTGGATAGTATTCCGTACATAGTAAACGACACAATTGTTTGGGAAAAATTTTTCACTACCAAAGACACCGTTATAGTTTACAAGAATATTTATATTCCTAAACCCAAATGGCAAGTTAGAACCGAGATAAAATACAAATATAAAATTCAGTTAAAAACTATTTACAAAGATAGGATAGTTGAAAAAGCAAAAGCAAAATCTGAAGGACAAAAAGCAAAAACGGAAGCAAAAAGCAATCGTCCAAAAGGCAATTTAAATTTATTATTTGTTGGAGTTGGAATAGGTTTACTACTTTCGTACTTATGGAAGTACGCAAAAAAATCATTAATCTAAATTTTTATGGCAAATAACAGCGCAAGGTTTCGACTAAAACAGGACGAAATCGAAATACTTATGCAGTATCGTGGCATAAAAGAAGCAACCGATGAAGCTGGAGTTGATGACAAAGACGTTAAACACGGTTGGCTAAAAACTAAACAAGCTTCTTTGTTCTTTAAGAATCCTAATTTTAAACAAGAAGAACTAAACGCTATTCAACAAATAAAAGACGAATGTATAAGCGAAGTTAAAAAATACGCTCCGAAATATCACGCAATAGAAACAATAAAAAGCGAAGACACGCATTTACTTGTAATTGATATTGCAGACCTTCACATTGGAAAACTTGCAACAGCATTTGAAACAGGCGAAGACTATAATTCACAAATAGCCGTTAAACGTGCAAAAGACGGACTACAAGGCATCTTAAACAAAGCAAAAGGGTTTAACATTGACAAAGTATTATTTGTTGCAGGAAACGACATTTTACACACCGACAACACCAAACGAACAACTACAGCAGGAACACCACAAGACACGGACGGAATGTGGTACGACAATTTTATAATGGCGAAGAACCTGTACATTGATTTGTTAGAAAAATTATTAAGTTTTGCTGAAGTCGAAGTTGTTTACAATCCGTCAAACCACGATTTAACACACGGCTTTTTTTTAATGCAGTTAATAGAAGCGCACTTTGCTAATAGTACAATCAAATTTAACGTTAATTTGCTACACAGAAAAGCGTTTAAATACGGAAACAATCTGATAGGCACTACACACGGAGACGGAGCAAAAATCGAACACTTACCTTTATTACTTGCTACGGAGTTTCCTATTTTATGGAGCGAAACAAAACACCGATATATTTATTCGCACCATATACACCATAAAACAAGTAAAGATTTTATAGGAGTAACATTTGAAACGTTACGCAGTCCTTCAGGTTCAGACAGTTGGCATCAAAAAATGGGATATACAGGCGTTCCACGAGCGGTTGAAGGCTACATACATCACAAAGAATTTGGACAAATTGCGCGATTAACACATATTTTTTAATATATTTGCAATTCATAGTTAATAAAAAGAAAACAGTTATAAGCTCCCCAGCACGTAGCTGTTTTTTTTTGTGTAAGATATGCATTACATAATAGCAAAAACTTGACATTTTTATAAAGGATAAGGGGCAAAAATTGGCACATTAATTAAATAGAAATGTTTTAAGGTTATAACCCTAATAACAATTAAAATTTTAAGGGTTTTACCTTTATTTCTTATTTAGAATGAATATAAATTACACTTTTTTTTATTCAAAAAACGTAATAAACACAAGGGTTTTAAAAAATAATTAAAAATAAATTAAAAATAATTGTTAAAAAGTATTGT